AGACCCGACCCTTATTTCCTCCGTATTTTTTGAGGAATCTGACGGTCATGACTGGCGAGTGGGCAGGGAAAAGCCTCGTTTGGAATCGGTTGGGGTTGGGACTGAGAGTTATGGCCCTTTGGTTGCTGCTTGGGCTGAGCGTCACATGAAGATGACTTTGATGCCGTGGCAGGTTCATGCGCTGTCTGGGCAGTTGGCTCATGACGGCAATGGCGTGTTGCAGTTTCGTGAGGCGTTGTGCAGCACAGCGAGACAAGCCGGAAAGTCGGTCGCTCTCCAGGCGTTATGTGGGTGGTGGATTACTGAGGGTGCTGTCTTGCGTGGCGGCCCACAGTCAGTTATGAGCGTTGCTAACAAACTAGATAGGGCTGAGGCCATCTTTCCTTTGCTTGCCAACATCCTTGTGGAGTCCTTTGGCGGTAAAAAGTTTCAGGCTGTAGGCCGTAAATCTGTTGAAATGCCGGACGGTTCTAGGTGGGAGATTCGTGCTGCAACTAAGTCTCTGCATGGAGGCAGTCACGATTTGATTATTTGTGACGAGTTATTTGATATAGATGCTGAGGTGGTGGACGCTGCTTTGCGCCCTAGCCAGATTGCTCGCAAGTCTCCGCTGCTTTCTATGTGGTCCACAGCCGGCGACCAGCACAGTGAAACGATGATTAAGTTGCGCCAGCAAGCCATGGCAGACATTGACAAAGGGATTCCTAGCCTGTTCTATTTCGCTGAATGGTCTATGCCGTCGCACCTGTCACCGCTAGATGAGAAAAATTGGTGCTGGGCTAACCCATCTTTGGGGACAACTATTACCATTGAGGCTCTTCGAGCAGTGTCCAAAAAGGACAGTTTCATGCGTGCCCATCTCAACCAATGGATAACAGCCAGGGGGGCTTGGCTGGATTTGGGTGTCTGGGAAAAAAACCAAACCGATATTCCTATGCCAGATGGTGGGTATTTATCTGTGGATAGTTCTGTGGATGACGCTCGATATGTTGGTGTCAGGGCTGTAGAACTAGACGGCAAAGTCATAGTGCACACAGAGTTTGTTGTAGAGACCGAAGCCGATATGTGGACAGCCATTGAAAGGGTAATGGAAAACCCATTAGTGCAATTGCTGATAACACCAACGCTCGATATTCATGTTCCATTGTCTTTGCGCCGGCGCACAACCATTACCGGATATGCAGAACTAACCAAGTTCACAACCCTTGTGCGGTCAATGATTCACGAAGGCAACGTCAAACACCACGGCGAAAGCCTGCTGGCTGACCACGTTTCCAGGGCAGTCCTAGTCAAAACACCATCCGGTGCAGTCATTAGTTCCCAGAAATCACCAGGCCCAATAGAACTTTGCCGTGTCATGGTATGGGCAGTGGCCCAAGTTTCTAAACCAAAGCAAAAGACTAAACCTATGATGGTTGTCATTGGTGGCTAAACTGTCGGCGGTATTGCTTTGGGCGTTGTCGGGATGAGCAGAGCAATACCACAATTCTCTAACTGAAAGTGGCATACTTCCATCATGGCTATCTTTAATAATAAAGTCACTAAGGCTGCAATTAGCCCAATGCCTAAAGTGCAAGCCGCAGTGGGGTACTCGCCTGTAGGCACATCATCCAACCCTGTGATGAACTTCTATAACTATCTAGAAGGCCAGCAGCGTAACCAGGCCATGACTTTGGCAACGGTTTCACGTAGTAGGGACTTACTTGCTTCTGTCATTGCTTGTATGCCGTTGAAAATGTATAGCGAAAAGTTTAATAATGAATCTGGCGAAATGGAAGAAACACCATTAGCGCCAAAGGATTGGCTACGCCAGCCAGACCCAAGCAACACATACAATTTCCTTATGGCTTGGACGCTGGACGACCTTCTATTTTATGGCAGGGCTATGTGGGTAATTCTTGAAAGAGATGCCTCTGGCTTTCCTTCAAAATTCCGTCGTTTACCAATGGGCTCAATCACAACACAAGACCAAACAGGGCCAGTGTTCTTTGGGCCGTCAGAGTCCATCATGTTCGCCGGAAACGAAATGGACTATCGAGATATTGTCCAGTTCATTAGCCCTATCCAAGGCATCATCTACAGTTCCACACAGACCATTGCTACAGCCTTGAAGGTAGAAGATAGCCGCTACAACTACGCGAGGTCGTCCATTCCGTCTGGCGTTTTGCGTCAAAACGGAGGCGAACCTTTGTCAGCACAAGAACTTGGCGAGATAGGCGCAGCCTTCAACCAGGCACGTTTGACTAGCCAGACTGCAGTTCTTAACGAGTTCTTGACCTACGAACCAAGCAATGCCACCCCAGACAAAATGCTTATGATTGAGTCTGCACAGTATTCGGCCTTAGATTTGGCACGCCTATGTGGAGTTCCCCCTTACCTTGTAGGCGTTGCCACTGGCTCTTATGCCTACACCAGCAGCGAACAGTCACGCGCTGACCTATACATCTTTGGTGTCAAGCCCTACGCCGACTGCATTGCCGCCACTCTCAGCATGAACAATGTCTTGCCTCGTGGAACTTACGTCAAGTTTGACACTGACAGTTACTTGGAAGAGAACTACGCAGCAGACGCAATGCCTAGCGGCGACGAGACAACTGACGTCTCAGCAATGCAAATAGCCGAAGTAATCCAAAAGGTTTACCTTGGTGTCGGAAAAGTAATAACCTCAGACGAAGCCCGAGCAATTGTAAACCTTGCAGGCGGCGACTTAAATATCCCTAACACCGGCGTGCCATTTGCAATGCCAACCCAAGTGAAAGACCAAACAGCACCATGATTAGATTAACCACCAGCACATTTTCTGTAGATGCAGCAGCCGGCGACGGAGTACCAAAGCGCACCATTACTGGAATTGCATTGCCTTACAACACTGAGGCCATGGTTTCAGGAGGCCAGGTTGTTTCATTCCTGCCAGGGAGTTTGCCAACCACCGGCAAAAAACCAAAACTTTACATGAGCCACGACTCCACTCAGGCCATTGGTATTGTCACCGAGCGCACAGACGACCAAGACGCTATGTACTTCACAGCCAAAGTAAGCACCACAGCCCTTGGCGATGAAGCCCTAATCTTGGCGTCAGACGGCGTTTTGGATTCTGTAAGCGTTGGCGTAAACCCAACTGACTACAGTTTCAACGAAGATGGCGTCATGATTATTAAAGCAGGTGATTGGCTCGAATTGTCACTGGTACCGCAGCCAGCCTTTAGCGGTAGTATCATCACAGATGTTGCAGCGAGTATCCCCACATCAGAGGATGATTTAAGCAATAATACAGAAACGGCACCCGACGAGCCAGAACCCACAGAGTCAGAGGAGACCGAAGTGTCAGAAACCCCAGTTCCAGAAGTAATCGAAGCAGCAGCACCATTGTTTGCAACAGCCAAGCGTGAACCACGTTTGCCAACTGCCGGCGAATTTGTAGCAGCAATGCACAAGGGTGGCGAAGTAGCCGCAGCAGCACAGCGTATCTTTGCTGACTATCGCGCATATCACCGCAATCCAATCGAAGCCGCCGCTGGCGACAACGTCCTGAGTAACGACGCAGGCATCACACCGGTTCCCATTTTGGCCCCCGTTTTCGAGGACATTAACTACATCGCTCCAGTGTTGTCAGCACTCGGAACTCGCGCGATGCCAAACAGTGGTGCAGGTTCAACCTTTATCCGTCCTACCTGGACTACTCACCCGACCGTTGCGCAGCAGACAACAGAACTCACAGCAGTGTCAGCAACCACCGCTGTAATTGCTTCCAATACAGTTACCAAAGTGACGTTCAGTGGCAGTGCTCAATTGTCGTACCAGGTACTTGATTTCACAGACCCCAACGCAATGGACATTATTGTTCGTGACCTTGCAGGCCAGTACCTCACAGCCATTGACAACTACGCAGCAGACAACTTGCTTGCAGCAGCATCTGCTGATGGAGTGTGGGATTTGTCAGTAACTGACTTAATGAAGTCAATCTACGACGCAGCAGTCACAACTTCTGCAGCAACCAACTACCTGCCAACACACATTTTCGTGGACCCAGCAACATGGGGTTTGATGGGACAACTTGTGGATACCACAGGCCGTCCAATCTTCCCAAGCATTGGTGCACCAGGACTTATGGGCATGAACAGCCTTGGCGCAGGCCAGGCAACATCATGGTCAGGTATGAACCCACTTGGTTTGCAAATCGTAGTGGACAACAAGTTTGCCGCAAAGACCATGATTATCATGAACCAGAATGCGTTTGAAATTTACCGTCAAGACCGTGGAATGTTGTCAGTAGAAGTACCTTCAACACTTGGCCGTCAGATGAGCGTGTTCGGGTACGCAGCAACATTCGCTGCAAACTCAAGCATGATTCGCAAAATCACTCAGGCTTAGTCAGAAAGGCGGTAAGCCGCCATGGCTACATACACAGTCACTTTCAAGCAACTGCTAGACAACTATGCAGTGCTACAAACACTGACCAACACAGAGATAGCGGTGGGGCAACCCATCACTATCGCTGGTGTTGCAGTGCCTTTTAACGGCACCTTTACTGTCTATGCACAACCAGAGTTTGAATACATTGGAATAGACACCGAAGGTAATTTGTTATTTGACAATAACAATCCAATACCTAACCAAGTTCTGTTTGCTTGCACAGGTGACAACGTGGAACGTGTGGCCTCAACTGGCGGCACCATGGTTTATAACCAGGTCTGCACATGGATAACCGCTGCACAACTTGAAACCTATTTAGGCGTAGATATTGCAGACCCAAGCGATGACTACACACTGCTCACACAGTCAGTCTCAGCGGCCAACGCTTTCTGCTGGAGGCGACGCCAGGAGTCCGGTTACACCGGCGACGCACTCGGAACCTCACCAGGCGGTGACTGCACCTTGGGCGTCCTAATGTACGGTGCCGCTCTGTGGCGCAGCCGTGGCAGCGTCCAAGACACTTTTGCCACATTCGACGGACTCGGCTCAGCAGGCGTCTCAGCGATGACTCCGATGATTAAGCAACTCTTGGGCATCTCACGCCCCCAGGTGGCGTAGTGGCCTTTACAGACCTTCTCAACGAAGCCCTAGACGATGTGGCAGCCAAGATTGCAACAATCGCAGGCATCAGGGTAGTCACTGACCCAACACGCATCGTTCCTAATTGTGTCTTTGTGGACGCCCCATCCTTTACCACCTTTGCCGGCAATGGCAACATTCTCAACATTACCTTTCCCATTAAGGTGTTGGGCTCTGGCCCTGCAGGTCTGCCAGTCTTGCGTCAGTTGCTAGACATAACAGCCAAAGTCATCTCAAGCAACGTCATTGTAATGAGCGGCCAACCAACGGCCTACCTTATTGGCGGTGCAGAATATCCCTGCTACGACCTAGTAGTATCCATACAAGCACAGACAGCGTAAGGCAGACAATGTACACAATCATTTCCCCAAGAATCGGAACGCCAGGCGACAAGTTTGTGCCAACCGAAAACACCAACATCCAAGCCCTGCTAGACGGTGGCTTTATTAAATCCGACAAAACAGCAACCAAATCTGCTAAAACAGAAGAAACATCTCTAGAGGAGTAATCCACATGGCTACCACCACATATCTTTCCAATCCATCAGTAACAATTAACGCAGTTGATTTGAGCGACCAAGCAACGTCAGCAACATTGACCGTCAAATTTGACGCTTTGGAATCTACTGCTTTCGGTAGTGGTTCTCGTGTGTACACAGCAGGTCTTGGAGACCATGAACTTGCAGTTGAATTGTTTATGTCCTATGCGGCCACAGAGACTTACGCCACCTTGGCAACTCTTGTGGGCACAGCAACCACAGTGGTTGTAAAGCCAACGTCAGCAGCAGTAAGTGCAACTAACCCATCATTTACCCTTACTGGTACATACCTAGAGGCTTTGCCAGTTATTGATGCAACGCTTGGAGAATTGTCAAGCATCTCGCTGACATTCCGCGGCGGTGTTTTCACTACTGCAAATTCATAACAAAACAAACAAAGGAAACCCGACATGAAACTAGAACTTCGTGCTGACTTGGGCGAAGGCCCATTCACAGTAAGCACCAACTTATGGTGTGTTACCCAATGGGAACGCAAGTACAAAACCAAACCTCTCTTTGACGATTTTATAAAGAAATTAGTGTCATTGGAAATCCAGAGCGAGGACACAGACCGCCCTTTCTCCGAGGCACCTACCGACATTCCCTAGCGGCGGTGCTCATTGCCACAGGGTTCTGGCCACATGAGATAGAGTTCACCAGTGACGACCTCTCGACAGTCATCAAAATGATAAACGAAAGTCGAAAGTAATGCCGGTAGATGTAACTATGGAATTCTCAGGACTCAAAGAGGCCCTGAAAGAAATTAACACCATAGATAAAAAACTACGTCGTCAAATCACTCGCGACTTTAAACAGATTGTGCAGCCAGTTTTAGGCAAAGCAGAGTCTCTACTACCTAACGGCCCACCACTGTCCGGTATGGCTCGCTCATGGAAGGGCAAATCTGGCGCTGACATTATGTCCTGGAACGACGTTCTGGTACGCAAAAACCTTAAAGCGTTTACTAGCGGCAAAAAGATAAAAGATTCTGGACTTGGCTTTAGACAAAACCTTGGCACCTTCGGTATCAGATGGCTTGGGCCACAAGCAACTGCTTTAGATTTCCTTGCCAAGGGCACAATGGGCAATAACTTAACTAACCGCTTTGGCTCACCATCTCGTATTATTTACAAGGCTTATGAATCTTCACAAGCCAAGGTGCAAGCCGACGTTAAAGAACTTGTGAACAAAGTAATGAAAATGACTAACAGTGCAATGAGAATCAAATGAGCGTAATCCTTAACATCGTCTCAGAATTTGACGCTAAGGGACTAAAGCAAGCCCAGTACCAATTTAAGCAACTCGAAAAAACTAGCGACAAAGTTGCATTTGCAATGAAAAAGAGTCTCATTCCTGCTACTGCAGCCTTGACAACTTTAGGCGCTGCCGCTTTTAAAGCCTCCAAAATGGCCAGTGACCTCAACGAAGAGACCAGCAAAGCGAACCAAATCTTTGGTGATGCCAGCCAATCCATTGTAGATTTCAGCAACACAGCATCCACCAAACTTGGCCAATCCAAAACTGAGGCCCTTAAAGCAGCAGGAACTTTTGGTGTTCTTGGTAAAGCAGCAGGATTGACTGGCACTGACCTTACAGAAATGTCTATTAAGTTCAGCCAATTAGCGAGCGACTTGGCTTCATTTAATAACACCAGCCCAGAAGATGCAGTCTTGGCGTTAGGTGCCGGCTTGCGCGGAGAGGCTGAACCTCTAAGGCGCTATGGCGTGTTGCTAGACGACATGACTTTGCGTACTAAAGCAGTAGAACTACAACTAACTAAAACCACTAAAGAGGCATTGACCCCAGCAAATAAAAGCCTTGCCGCTCAAGCAGTCATTCTTGAAAAGACAGCCTTACAACAGGGCAACTTCGCTTTGACCTCTCAAGATGCAGCCAACCAGCAACGTATTTTAACTGCCAGACTAAAAGACGCCCAGACGCAAATTGGTATTCTTTTCCTACCAATCCTTAAAGAGACCACAAAGAAACTAAGCGAG